CAACGGGTCTTTCCCAAAGTTCTCAGGAAAAAGTTTTTGCATCGTGTCATCTATACGACGGTAATATATTTCTGATGAAACTTCAATTCCTTCACTTAGAAGTTCATCATGCAGCCCTAAAGCTGTGGCTGTCATAACTTTATTTTTACCAAACCAAGTATTAGTATCCTGCCACTCTTTAGCTTTAGCATCGGGTTTATATGATGCTGGTGGTTTGTCTACACTTTCTTCGGATGGTTGTAAAGGTTTATTATACTGCGGTTTTTGATTTTTTGCATTATTTAATTTAAATTGAGCTTCATTCATTGCTTCTTGAGCTTCAATTATTCTTTCTGTATCTCCAGAATCATAAGCTTCACCATAATTTCGTTTAGCCATAGTATAATCACTAGTATACTTTTCTTCTAAAGTTTTTAAATAAGCTTCTTCTCCGCTACTTAAAGTAGATTTAAGAGTTTTATTTTCTCCTAATACTTTTTGTGCGTAAGTAACAGCTTCTTCTCTTTCACGAGTAGCTTCTTCTTTAGCACGTCTTTCGTCATGCCAAACTTTTTTAAGCTGTGCCATTCTTTGTTTAACACGTTCAGAATAATCTTCTAATGTATCATTTTCAAGTTGCTCAACCATATCTTCAGGTAAAGGGTCTTTACCTCTGTCTTCAGCAGGAGTGTCATCTATTTCTTCTATTTCTAATTCGGCTTCTGCTTTTTTAGGTTGAACTACTCTTTCTACATCAGCTGTAGATTTTCCTGGTTTTTCTTTAACTTCTAAATCTACCTCTACTTCACCACCAGCCATTTCTTCTTCGTCTGGCAATTCATTTATTATTTCAGCCATGCTATTCTCCTATGCGCGTTCGTAGCCACGAGGGTCATCGACCACTGCTTCTACGGTATCGTCGTTTATTATGCGGAATTCTTTTCCGTGAATTTTAATTCTAGTACCTGCGTAAGCACGGGTAATAACGAAGTCACCTTCTTTACACCACGGGCCCTCTGGAAATCTAGCTTTATCTTTGTAAGCTAAATCACCTAACTGCATAACAAATAAACATACAGTTGCTCCTTCTTCAATCTTCTTAACGTCAGCAGATTTTACAATACCACCTTCATACGTTTCCTCTGCTTCAGGAACAATACATAAAAGTCGATAGCCTTTAACATCAGGTAGTTGAGTCGCTAGTTTTGCAATAGCTTCTTCTCCTGATACTTTCTTACCATCTTTGGTTGTTGTAATTTGTGATTTAATAGGCGCTCCAGAACTGGAGACTATTGTTTTGTCAGGGGCAGCTATACTCATTTTTTACCCCTTTTTGAATCTATTTGAACTACGCTATCAGTAGGTGTAGAATCGAAGTCTTCTTCGCCTTTATTATGAGCTGCCATAGCATCGACAATCATAGTTTGAACAATCATATATCCTCGTATTTCTCCTACCGCTGATAAGTATGCTTCAAATTTATCGGTTCCCCTACCCATACTTTCTAATAATTCTTTGCGTCTTTCCTCTATCTGGGTTGATAGAAGCATTAACGTTTCCTTAACCATTTTTTATTCCTTTATATTTAGTTGAGTTTCATCCTTAAGTTTTGTTTCTTCTACCTTAGCCGCATTACGCGACTGAGATTCTTGTGAACGTAATGCAAAGTCTTGTTCTTGTTGAACTGCTTGCATTCCCATTTTTGTCCCGTCCATTAATTCTTTAGCATTTATTTTTCTATTATCTAGACTTGCATTAGCACCAATCTTAGCTCCTGCAATTCTTTCGTCAGTTTCAATTTTAAGTTTGTCAACTGCAATTTTAGCTTTGTCAATCTCAATATCAGCCATTGTTTTTTGAGCAGAAACTTGAGCTTCTTGTTGTTTAATCTTAAGCTCTTGCTGTTGCATTTGTAATATTGGGTCTTTCTGAGCTGCTTGGTTTTGTTCCATTTGAGCTTCTTTAACATCTTTCTGTAGAAGTTTTTTAGCAGCTTTAGCTGATAGTCTAGCTATACCCATTTCAGAAGTCTCATCCATTTCTGTATTAGGAGGAGGTAAAGTAGCTCCTATCTGTTCTTCAATTTGTCTTCTATATTCAAATGCTACATGTTCTGCAATATGAGCTTCCATAGCTGCTAACATTAGTTGAGCTTTAGGATTTTGTCCCATGACTTGTTTCATTTTAGGGTCATCTCTAAATGACATATGTACTATTAAATGAGCTTCATGGTCTTGATATATAAAAGCTTTTACAGGCTTATTATTAATTATATCCATATTCTCAGATACTGGGTCTTCTGGTTTTTCATCTTCAGAAGTAGGTATTAGTTTATCAGCATTCTTAACACCCAATACTTCTAGCATCTGGCGGTTAAGTTCTGGTAAGTCATAAATCTGAGGATTTTGTTGAGCCATTTGCATAACTGCTTGATACTGAACAACCTTTTGTGCCATAGTTGCAGCATTAGGGTCAGCTACAGGAATAAGTTGTACCTTATCATAGTCTTCTTGTTTAGCTCCAGGTGTTCCTGTTGAAGGGTCATACTTATAATCAGGGTCTGTATAATCTCTTATTAAAGTTTTAAGTAACTTAAACTCTTTTTTCATTGAGTAGTAAATACGAGCGTTAACTGCTGACATTACTTTTAATGTTCTTTCTAATATTGCAAGAGTAGAACCTACTGGAGAGTTAGCTGACATATCAGATACTTTCATATCCGCAGCAGAAGCAAAACGTCTACCTTCTTCAATAATCTTATCCATTAAACCTGCAAGCACTTGACTTGGTTCTTTATATGGTAGTGGCATTAAGTTGTCACGGAGTGTTCCAGATGGTGCGTCTACATCTCGCCATTCAGCTGGACCAATTGGTGTGTCATCACCTTTAATTCGTAGACCTCTAGCTTTAAATCCACCAGGTAAGTTTGATAGTGTACCTGCGTCAACTAACTGACGTAGTAACATAGTTCCTGATTTAGAGAACCCACCAATAAGATGAATTAGTCCAAAGCAGTAGAACCCAAATCCTGGAATGTAGCCATAATGAACAAAATGCTCACGGCGTTTTTGTAAGCTATCATCTTGTTTCCAATTACGACGAATAGATAATATTTCTTGTGTACCTTTATCAATTGTAACTATATAAGGTAATGCTATTCCTGTTTTACCATCTTTATCTTCGTCTTCATAACCTTCTAAATCAAGGTTAACATTCATTTCTAATATTTTATATCGGTCATCATTAGTAGCATCGAATCCCATTTGTTCTGCTATTTTTTTCTCTACTTCATCTAAATCATAATCTGGTTCACCGAGTTCTATATCTCTATAAAACCCTATGTGTTGTAAGTTGTGAATTTCTTGTTCAGTTTTACGCATAACATGAGTTACACGTTCAGCTGTTTCTAAATTAGAAGCACCATAAGGTACAACCATATCTTCAGCTGGAACAAATATAGATACTTGGCGTTCTAGTGTAGGGTCATAATAAACTTTCTTAAATGCATTACCTGCTAATCCTAAACCCCATAACATTCTTTCATGCTCAGGTCTATACTCTGGCATTTCATCCATAAGTTGGAAATTCATATTTTCTTGAACACGTTGAGCAGCCTCAATACATTCAGGAGTCTCTTTGCCAATAATAGAAGTCTTCACTGGGCCTGCAGCAGGGAAAGTTTCCATCATTGTTTCAGCTTGGAATTTAACAAGTGCTTCGGAAAGTAATGGGTGATAAACAGCGCATGCGCCTTCCCACGGTTCGGACCTTTCTTCTATCTTAAGTCCTAATAGTTCTAAACCATCAACATAAGTTTCTAGCCAGTCTTTTCTTGAGTTAACATCATTACCAAAATCTTCAAGTAAATCACTTGAGAGTTCAGCCATATATTTATCAGAAAGTTCTTCAGCTAAATTAGCATTAAACTCTTCATCAGGCATAGCATCAGGGTCAATAATTATTTCAGTATCACCAATACCTATAGTTATGCTTTCAGGGTCTTCTATCTCAATTTCAATAGCTTGTTCTTCTATCGCCGCCTCGTCTATTCCAACTGGAGCTGCATATAATCCTTTATCTACGTCTGCCATAATTTTATCCCTTAGCCCTTTTTTTTGCTGCTTGTGATAATTCTTTAAAATGTACTAATTTTTTTGATGTTTTGGTGTGAGCTTTATTTGTGTGTAATGTGCCATCTGCCATCTTATGAGATGAACCCTTATGTTCTTTTCCGTCTTTTGTATAATGTTTAACACCCTTCATAAGTTTTTTCCTCTATTATAATGCATATAACCTTTTATTTTTACGACTTTTAAACATCTGTATATCATCTTCTTCATCACTTGGCAAGCGAATAAATCCGCCCTGTCTAAATCGTGCTAAAGCCAATGTTGTAGCATCTACCAAGTCATCATTTGCCCCTGACGGAAAATCATTACATTCTTCTATTACTTCATGTGCCCATCGTCTATCGGGGGCCCATACAACACCCCCGCTAAACAAATCAGATACAGCATTTACCCGACTTATTTTGTCTTGGCCTTTCCCCGGAGTGAACTCACCCACTGGAATTCCCATTCTTCTAAATTCTTGGTAAATTGCAGCACCATTAGATTTTTTCTCTACAATAAATGCATCAGGTTCCCAATCTTGGTACTCTTCAATACACAATTGCTTTAATTCTGGAAATTCTAGTCGTCTTTTAATTGCATTAAGTAATATTATAGCGTAGTTATTTGTTTCTTCGTTAAAAAATACGCCCCAGGTAGTTAATGCATTGTAATCAGCTCTATTATTAGCTTCTTGAGCTGCATCTAGTGTCATTATAGTAAATTCACACTTAGGTGGGTCTTCTTCTTCCCATATATTCCACCATTCTCGCTTTATTAGAGCCCCTTCTTCTGAAGTTGGGTTCTGGAGGTACTGTGCGTTCCAATATCTTACATCAATAGCGGCTCGTCTAGCTTGTAACTCTTCTATAGGCCAAAACTCAGGCCATAAAGCCACTTCTTCTCCTTTTTTATTCTCTAAAATTGCTGGAAATTCAACAACTTCCCAATCATCTACTGCATCATTCTTAACCATCTGGTTAACTATCTGTCCTGTGAGGTCTAATTTAGACCATCGAGTCATTACAACAACAATAGCACCACCAGGCATAAGACGCTGAAGCGGACCGGACTGAAACCATTCCCAAGCTGGTAAGAAAACATCCGATTTGCCCAGCTTTGCATCTTGCTCTGAATGTGGGTCATCAATAATGAATAAGTCGGCACCCCTACCAGCCAAAGCACCGCCAACACCGATTGCGAAATATTCACCATTGTAGTTTGTACCCCATCTCGAAGCTGATTTACTATCCGCTTGTAAGCTGATGTCGGGAAATACATCTTTATA